GAAATAAAGCTGCTAAGATGTCTAAAAAGGCTCACGAAGCCGCAGTATTAGCCGAGGGAAAAAAACTCAGTGCTAAAGATTTTGAAATTGATTATAAAAAAGTTTCAAAACAAGACGTAGTGTTTCGCGTAATGACTTTCGAACATGTGCCGTTGGCACCGGGTCGTAAAAAGACTCTAAAAAATACTGCCGATAGTCACGAAAAGGTAAACTTTCCTCCTTTCCAACATTGGAAGTTTGACGACAATGATAATCTAATTTTAGTAGGAAAGAGTCATTGGCAGGGCGGTCTTAAAACTGGAAAGTTTTCCAAGGATCACGGGCAGATGACTGATAATCTTGCTCGCATGTTTTTAAAATTATGTGATCGTTACGCTACCAGAGGTAACGTCAGGGGCTATACCTACAACGATGAGATGAAAGGTCAAGCCATTCTTCAACTAACTCAAATAGGACTACAATTCGATGAGAGCAAATCTGATAATCCTTTTGCTTACTATACTGCTGCTGTCACTAATTCATTCGTTAGAATTATCAACATTGAGAAACGTAACCAAAACATTAGAGACGACATTCTCGAAATGAACGGTATGAATCCAAGTTGGACTAGACAAAATAGCGGAGGCGGAAGTGCTCCTTCTGCTCCAATTACTATTGATACGTCTGATTGGGATTGACATTTACTTTTAAAAAAGTTATTATAATTCTATGAATCTATTTAAAAAAGTAGCCTGTTTTACGGATATACACTTTGGTTTAAAGTCTGGTAGTCGCACACACAACCAAGATTGCGAAGAGTTCGTAGATTGGTTCTGTGAAACTGCGCGGGCGGAAGGTTGCGAGACAGCAATTTTTCTAGGAGATTGGCATCATAATAGAAGCACAACTGATGTTTCTACTATGAACTATACTGTTAGTAATCTAGAAACCCTAAACAATTCATTCGAACGTGTATATCTTATCATGGGTAATCATGATGAATTTTATAAAGACAAACGTGAAATTCATAGTCTTGAATTTGCAAGACTATTTCCCAACATCACTGTGGTCAACCATACGATCACAGACGGCGATGTTACTATCATGCCGTGGTTAATCGGAGATGAATGGAAAGAAGTCAGCAAAATTAAAAGTCGTTATATGTTCGGGCACCTTGAATTGCCGCATTTTTACATGAACGCTATGGTGCAGATGCCCGATCATGGACAGTTACAAAGCACACATTTTGCAAATCAAGAATATGTGTTCACAGGTCACTTCCATAAAAGACAAACCAAAGGCAATATTGTTTATATTGGTAATGCATTTCCGCACAACTATGCAGATGCAGGCGATGACGAACGCGGTATGATGATCCTCGAATGGGGACAGAAACCTGTGTATAAAACTTGGCCCGGACAACCGATATATAGAACATACAAACTTAGCCAGATAATCGATACTCCAGACAAATTGCTTCGTGAAAAAATGCATTGTCGAGTAACTATTGATCTTCCCATATCATTTGAAGAAGCAAACTTCATCAGAGAAACATTCATTCCGCAATATAATCTGCGTGAACTAATGTTAATTCCAGAAAAAGTAGAAGTCGAAAGTTCTGCTGTGCCTATTGATATTCAATTCGAATCAGTTGACACTATTGTAATGAATCAAATTAATTCTATTGAAAGTGATACCTACGATAAAGCACTATTAATGGAAATTTATAAAGAATTATGATAAAAATAAAAAATCTTACAGTAAAAAATTTCATGAGCGTGGGTAATCAAACCCAGGCTATCGACTTTGACCGCGGCCAATTAACTTTAGTCTTAGGTGAAAATCTAGATCTAGGAGGTGATGACTTAGGTGCTCGTAATGGCACAGGCAAAACTACAATCATCAACGGCTTAAGTTATGCGATCTACGGTCAAGCATTAACTAACATCAAGCGTGATAATTTAATCAACAAGATTAACGGCAAAGGAATGTTAGTAACTGTAACGTTTGAAAAAAACGGTATAGAGTATCACATCGAAAGAGGACGTAAACCTAACCTATTAAAATTCAGTGTCAATGGGGAGGAGCAAGAAACATTAGATCAAGACGAAAGTCAAGGCGATAGCAGAGAAACACAAAAAGCGATCGAGGATGTTTTTGAAATGGGCCATGAGATGTTCAAGCATCTTGTAGCTTTAAACACTTACACCGAACCTTTCTTGTCTCAAAAAGCTGCTGAACAACGCAGTATCATTGAGCAATTATTAGGTATCACTCAATTATCAGAAAAAGCAGAAGCTCTTAAAGAACAAATCAAAGCAACCAAAGATGCGATAACTTCTGAAAATACAAAAATTGAAACTATCAAAGCATCCAATGAAAGAATACAACAAAGTATTGAGAGTTTAACTCGAAAACAAAAACTCTGGAATGATACTAAAGAGAAAAATGTCGAAACTATTCTAAAAAGCATTGATAGATTAAGCCACATTGACATTGATCAAGAGATTATCAGTCAACGAGCTCTAGTCGAATGGACTAAAAACAAAAAAGAAAGAGATAACTTATTAAGTTTGATCGCTAGACAGACTGCTACAGTTGACAAAGAACAGAAAACTTTAGATAAGTTAACCAAAGAGTTGTCTTCTCTTGCTGATCATAAATGCCATAGTTGTGGTCAAGATCTACATGATGAAAAACATAATGCTATGGTGGCTACAAAATCTAAGCAGCTGGAAGAAAGCCAAGCATCGTTGAACGCCCATCATGCAGAGTTGTCAGATTTTAATGAAGCATTATCGCTGTTAGGTGATGCTACTGACTGCCCTAAGGTAGTTTACGAAAATCTAGAAGAAGCGTTAAATCATAAAAACACTATAGACAGCCTAAACAAAGATCTAGAACTTAAACAAGCCGAAGAAAATCCCTATGACGAGCAGATTGAAGAATTAAAAAACACTGCTTTACAAGAAATTGACTGGGAACATGTTAATGATCTTACTAAAGTTAAAGATCATCAAGAGTTTTTATACAAGTTGTTAACTAACAAAGACAGTTTTGTTAGAAAACGCATCATTGATCAAAACTTAGCTTTCTTAAATCAGCGTCTAACTTACTATCTTGACAAAATTGGACTTCCGCACATTGTAGAATTCCAGAATGACCTGAGTGTTACTATTACTCAACTAGGACAAGATCTAGACTTTGATAACCTAAGTCGAGGTGAGCGTAATCGATTGATATTGAGTCTAAGCTGGGCGTTCCGTGATGTGTGGGAAAACTTGTATCGTCCTATTAATTTATTGTTTATTGACGAACTAGTTGACAGCGGTATGGATGCCAGCGGAGTTGAAAGCTCTATCGCAGTATTAAAGCGCATGACTAGGGAGCGTCAAAAGAATGTTTTCTTAATTTCTCACAAAGACGAATTGATGAATCGAGTTAATCATGTGTTAAAAGTAATTAAAGAAAACGGATTTACCAGTTACTCTACAGATATTGAAATATTAGAATGAGCACAGAGTCGCATGACAAAATGATCGAAGCGTTTCAGCAATATTTTAAATGGCAGGAACGCTTTGAATACAAAGGCTCCGATGAAGCAGGCATTAAGGCACGATATTGGCTATCAGAAATTAGAAATGAGGCATCAAAAAGGCGGGTTGAGATACAGGAAAAACGCGAACAACGAAAGTTAGCCAGAAAAGGCATGGTCGGAAGACCGCCAAAACTAACTAAGTGAGTGCATTGGACGTATCAAAATCAAATTGTTGAAGAAATACCAGAAGGCTATATTGGCTTTGTTTATCTCATCACCAATACATCTACCGGACAAAAATACATAGGCAAGAAACTAGCACAGTTTAAACGCACAAAACCACCTCTCAAAGGCAAAAAACTTAAAAGACGCAGCACAGTAGAAAGCGATTGGCGCGATTACTGGGGCTCATCTGATAGGTTAAACGCAGATGTCCAAGCACTAGGTCCGGAAAAATTCACTAGAGAAATACTTTATCTTTGCAAATCCAAGGCAGAAATGTCCTATTTAGAGGCAAGAGAGCAGTTTGAACGCAGAGTTTTAGAAACTGACGACTATTATAATGGCATTATAAACGTCAGAGTAGGCGGTTCAAATATACTAAGGCAACGCCTAGAAGAACATAAAAAGGCAAAATAAAGCGGTTTTTGGCTGGCGCAGGCCTTAATTTCATGCGCTCTAAACCTGGTCAATCGTGTTCGCAGGGACGGAATTCCACGCCGCAGTGGTGCT